GGCCGTAGTAGTAGCCGCTGTAGGCCCCGTACCAGGCGGCACCAATGGGCTCGATCAGGCCGTAGTCGTACCAGTTGTACTGGGTTGGGTCCAGCAGCCGGTCAGACAAACCGTTGGCGCTCTGCAGGGTCACCGACGCGATGGCGGTGACGTGCAGGCTCGGCAGCATGATGACCCCACGGTTCTGCACCCGCTGGTTGTCCAGGGTGAGCTGCTCGTTGGGGAAGATATGCCAGCCGCAGTAGTCCCGGATGGTCTCTCCGGCGGCGCGCAGCAGGTACTTGGGGTCGCTGCTGGTGAAGGACGCCCAGTCGGGATCGTTGACGGTCAGCAGGTCCTGCATGGCCTACCCGGCTTCAGCCGCCCGGACGAGCGCGATGAGGTCGGCCTTGTGCGCCTTGGAGTCGTACTCGACGCCCATCGAGTCCAGCTCCTCCTTGAGCTCGGCCACAGTGAACGACTCTAGGTCGCCCTCATTGACCACTGACTCGACCACCCCGGCCTGCTCCACCACCCCGGCCTGCTCGACCACATCGGCCTGCTCGACGACGGTAACGCCCTCCTCCGCCGCTTCGGCGCCCTCGACCGCCTCGACGCCTTCCTCCACGCCCTCGTCGATCTGCGCCTCGGCCGCTGCGGCGCCCTCGGGCGTCGAGGCTCGCACGTAGACGACGCCGTGCGGCGCGGCCTTCTCCCGACCGCCGTAGCCTGACCCGGCGGGGTCCGGCTCCGCCTTGGGACTCATCACGAACCGGCCGGCGAGGGCGTTCTTCTCGTCGGGGGTCATGTCATGAGGGGGAAACTTGGTGCGCTCGTTCAAGATGGGCATGACGTCTCCTCTGAGATCGGCTCGGCCTGGGTGCAGATTACCGCGCGGACGGCAAAACTCCCGGCACCGAGAGCGTGGTGTCGGGAGCTTTGCCGTCGCGGTCTAGAAGGTCGGCGCCGTGAGGCCGGTGATGATGGCGACCGACTGCGGGTACCGCGCCGCACTGAAGGCGAGGTAGTTGTAGATCTGCAGCAGGACCGTGAGGTTCTGCGCCTTGGTCTCCGGCAACACCCGCGCGCGGATGCCCGACTCCCACAGCACGATGTCGCTGGCCCGCATAACGAACACGTCGTCCTCGGTCCCGGCACCGGACGTGGTGCCGATGTTGGGGTCGGTGACGACCGGCAGCCCGTGCATCTGGCCCACGACCTGCTGGCTCGCCACGTCGCTGAGCACACCGGCGACGTTGTACGGGGAGTTGGCGGCCGGGAGGAACAGCGGACGCTGGTTGCCGTCCAGCAGCGACAGGAACCAGCCCCAGCGCCGCGGGTGCATCACGATCACCTCGGGCGGCAGGAAGCGGGTGCTGTGGACTTGCTGGATCGCGTTGGCGATGGCCGAGTACACGCCCTGGGTGGTGACCCCGGTGGCCGGGACACTCAGGATGTTGGGCGTCAGCGTCACGCCGAGCACCTGGCCGTTGGCCCCGGTACCCACGATGACCTGTTGGTCGGTCCGCGCGGCGTGGTCTGCGACCAGGTCGCGGAACACCACGTCGTCGAACGCGATCGGGCTCTGGTCGATGAGCTGGATGGCGACACCCTGCTGGCCGGCGATGGTGCGCACCGGAGCGTTGATGAAGGTGTCGGTCAGGTCCACGTCCGTCACGGGCGTGTTGTCGGCCGTCTGCACACCGGTCGCGGTACCGGTCAACAGCTTGGGGATGTTGATCGAGTCGGTTCCACCGGGCAGCGGCTGGCGCTGCACGACGTTGGCGAAGGCCCGGCCAGGACGCGCCAGCTCGATGTACTGGTTCATCAGCCATGCGGGCGGGATGGCGTAGCCACCGCTGCCGTCCACCCGGGACAGGTCGCGGAACTCCTTGTACTCGTCCAGGGTCGCTACGTCCTGGGCGTGGCGGAACAGCCGGTCACGTGAACTGCCGTCGCTGTCCATGTTCATCGAGTGCTTGATCAGGTCCTGCATGTAGGACCGGCGGTTGTCGCCCTTCTGGTAGGTGACCTGCTCCTTGACGCGCGCGATGGCCGTCTCCGCGTTGCGGATGTTGGCCAGGTTCTTGGCAATGGACCCGGAACGCTCGACCTCGGCGCGGGTCTCCTCGATGCGCTCGTCGAGGCCGGCGATGTCATCACCCAGCGATGACATCTGCTTGGTGTACTTGCGGACCTCGTTGTCTTCCTCGGCTTCCAGGGTGTCGCGCCCCGAGCTGCGGACTTCCAGCAGCACGGCCTCGGCCTTCTCCTGCAGTGCCTCGCGCTGGCGTACCAGCTGCCCGCGCCGCTGCAGCATCCGCTTGAGGTATGCCTCCATGCCGCCGTTGGGGTTGAGCGGGTCGCGGTCGTCGCTCAGGGTTGGGATGTCAGTGATAGTCATGTCAATGTCCTCATCGGCAAAAGTGGCACGAACCCATGACCGCGCGACGCGGCCTGGCCGTATGAAGACAGCCCGGTAATCGGTGTCGGACACGCCTGGCCGCCGCCGTTGCCATGAGAGGCCCGGTGCGGTGTCGGTCGCCAAGCGCCGCCGCCGTTGCTGCTACGCAGACGGTAGTCCGTTGTCGGCGTTTTCGTGGCGCGACACGCCAAGTGGGCTTGCGTCCCGGCGTTGCAGGAACTCGCGCATGATCCACGGGCGACCCCGCGCGTGGGTGTACGGCTTCATCAGCGGCTCGTTGGCCGACCAGGTGCGGTCCCAGCCGGGGCTGTCGGCGGTGGCTCCCACGTAGCGTTCGGCGTTCGTGTTGTGCTCGAAGGCGTAGACGTGCCCGCGCAGCCGCCGCGCGCGCGAGAGGGTTTCCACCACCAGCGTGAAGGCGACATCCTCCCAGCCCCAGCCGATGAACTCCGGCGGCTGGCCGCCCAGTCGCCACCACTCCTTGGCGCTGGCGACCATGCAGCCGCCCACTCCGGCCGTGCCCTCGCCGTCCCAGGTGTTGACGTAGGGAACGCCGGCCAGCTGCGCGAGTGGGGTGTCCAGGTACTCCGGTTTCAGGATGCGGTACTTGGTGAACGGCCACCACACCCCGGCCGGGTCCGCCACCGCGCGCAGCACATTGAGCGGGTCCACCAGAGTGTCGGCGTCGGAGACGACCACCACGTCCGTGGTCGCCTGGCGCACCGCGTTGTTGCGCGCCTGCGAGAGCGAGAAGATCTCGGTGTCGCTGTCGGCGGTGATGACCGGCCAGCCGAACATCGACCAGAACTTCTTCACCCGCTCGAACGCCGCCAGCCGCGAGGGGGAGGGACGCCACGGAATGCAGACGGTGGCTTGCAGCCGGTCCTGCAACTCGGGCATCAACAGCGCCGGGTGGGCCAGGTCGAGGCTGCGATTCTGGTACGACGTAGTCCCACTTTTCAGCCGCGTGGCCCCGTGCTGATTGGCGAAGATGACGATGTTCTGCCGGTACCACCACTCCACCCGCTGGTCCCACCAGATGTCATCGCGCAGCAGGTCATAGGGCGCATACCCGTGGCTGGCGAACAGCTTGGCCCAGTAGCTCGGCCAGTGCAGGTTGATGTGCCCCACCCCGTCCTGACCCGGTACGGCTGCGGAGAACACCACCACGTCAGCGTGTTCACACAGGCTCGCGACCAGGGTGGGACCGGCCTTGCGGGGTAGGTGCTCGGCCACCTCCACGCACAGCGCCATGTCGAACCGGCGACCCCGGTGGTGGTTCCAGGTCAGATGCAGCGGGGTTCTCAGGTCGTGGGCGATGAAGTTATTACGCGATACGCGTAACGCGTTCTCCGGTACCCAGTCACCGTCCACCCCAACGGCGTCCGGCCACATCGCCGTCCAGGTGCCCACGCCACACCCCACGTCGAGCACTGAGCGTGGCGCGATCAGCGCGTCGATCAGCGGCGCGATCACCGCAGCCGACGACGCCGAGCCATCGGCCTGCCAGCCGAAGAACCCGGCGTCGTACTCGCTCACTGATGGGCGAAGTGGCGAATGTAGCTCAGCGCCTCGTCCACGCGCGGCAGGTCCGGCAGCTCGGCAACGTGGCGCAGGGACCGCAGCCGGTCATCCACCGAGAGCGAGATTTCGTCGTCGTCGTCCATCGCCGGGCTGGTCTCGGCGTCGTGCATGTCGTCCACCGTGTCGTCGGGGTTGTGGTCGATGCCCTCGTCGCCATCCATCAGGCCGCGCGGCTGGCCGCCGGCATCAGGCGCGGCGACCTCATGGGTATGTGCACTGGTGGTGATGTTGGAGACCTCCGAGGTGTCCTTGGTGTAGGGCAGATCGTGGGTGTCCTGGGTCTGCAGGTCATCCGGCGGGTCATAGGTGTAGGGCGCCTGCGCGCCGCCGATGATGTTGGAGGCACCCGCGTCGGCTCTGATGTACCTCTGCGGAATTGCGCCGCCACCGGGACCAGCGCGGAACATGCCACCCGTCGAGGTGCCGACGAGCTGGCCGGACTGCTGGAACGAGGGGAGCGGGGTGCGACGCCCGTCGTTGGTGATCGCCACCATCGAGATGCCGCCGTTGGCGTTGCGCACCGCCTCGACGCGGTACAGCTCCCCACTGTGGTCATCCCCGCCGCCGTGCACCGGGCAGTCGTCGTCCGGGCAGGTGCAGTCGGCTGCGTCCTGGCGCAGTGCCTTCTCATCGCTCACGTCGTGACCCGCCTTCTTCATCGCGGCCTTGATTTTGCCCTTGATCGCGGACAGCTGCTCGGCGGTGTAACCCTTCTGGTTCTTCGGCATGTTGATGTAGGACCAGGCCGCCTTCACATGGGCGGCGTCGATGGGGTAGCGCTTCACCCCGTTGCCGTCATGGGCCTGCTTGCCGTCCGGTCCCAGGTAGCCGGGGTCGGCGAAGTTGGCAACGTCGGAGTACTCCTTGGGCGTCTTGGCGCGGTCGTTGGCGCAGGTGATGCAGGTGCCGTCAAAGAGCAGGTGGCTGCCGTCGAAGTTCACCCACGTGCCAGTCCGGCCGCCGTTGGCGCGCTTGTCGTCGTCCTCGTTCTTGTCCTTGTCGTCGCCCTCGTCATCGCCGCCGAGCTTGCCGCCGGGCAAGGTACTGGTGGCGCGCTCGTCCTCCGGCGCGGGGCCGCTGCGCCAGGCGCGCTCAAGGGTGAGCATGGCGCGGCCCAGCGTGGTGCGGTCAAGCTTGCGCAGCTCCAGCTGCTCGCTGTTGTCCGCCCGCGCGAGCGCGCCCACCGCCTCGGTGGACAGCACCGCCTGGGTGTTCGGGTTCATCCCGTAGTTGACCACCGACACGTCACCCTTCTGCAGGGAGAGCTCGGTGATCTGGCGGTTGGTGTAGTTGGCGTCCCACTTCTGGTCCTTGACCCGGAAGGAGAAGCTCATCTCGTCCATGTTCGACTTGCCGTTGGCCTGCGGCTTCATCTTCGGCGCCAGCCGCTGTACGTCGGGGTCGCTGGGGTCCAGCTGGGCGCGCATCAGCAGGCCGTGGTTGTCGGTGGACAGGTGCAGGGTCTCGGTGGTGGTCCGCGCCAGCGGCAAACCCTCGTGGTTGATCAGCAGCATCACATCAGGGCTCGAGCCCAGGGTGCGCTGGAAAGCCGCGCGGGTCAGGTTCTCCACCCAGCCGCCGCGCTCGGGGCCGCCGTAGCAGTCATATGGGTCCCAGGTCGCGGCGTACCCCTCCAGGATGTACTGGCCGGTCGCCTTGTCCTGGCGGAACTCGAACGGCTCTGCGACCGCACGGCGCTCGCAGACATCGACCAGCTTCTCGCGGTTGCGGTGGTCCATCACTCTCTCCTAATTCGGGACACCCGCTGGGTGTCCGTTGTGACCCGGCCACGGGAACTGGAGGCCAGCGGCGTGCGGTACATTCTCGCCGCCGGCGATGGGCTCGGTGGGCAGCTTGTCCACCGCTGGCTTGGGCCGGGGCATCCCGGTGGGCCTGCCGGTGGGACCGGCCGCGGCGGGTTCAAACCCCAGCGGAGCGTAGTTGACCGGCTGCAGGTAGATCTCGCCATCGGGCCCGCGTACCTCGTTGGCGTTGAGCCAGCCGGAGTGGATCGCGGTGTCATAGGCGGCGTAGCGGGTCTTGATGTCCCCGCGCAGCAGGGAGTTGTAGTCGAACCGGACGTACTGGCCGCCGGGCAGCAGGGAGGAGAACACGCTTTCGATGGGAGAGGTCCACGCGCGGAAGGTGTAGGTGATCGCGCCGATGTTCTGCTGCTCGATGCCGGTGCCCCAGCTGGTGGACTTGTCCACGTCGCCGATCATGTGCGGCGGTATCCCGTACATCATCGCGATCTCGCTGCGCTGGAACTTTCGTGTTTCAAGAAACTGGGCCTCATCGGGCGAGATGGATAGCGTCTGGAACTTGAAGCCGCCGGTCAGGATCGCCGGCAGCCGCCGCCCGCTGTGGCTGGCGATCCAGTTCTGCTGCTGGCGGCTCACCGCCGCCTCATCGAGGTCCTGGTCGGTGGTCAGCATCCCGCTGGGGTTGGCCGACTCCTTGAAGTAGCGGTAGCCGTACTCCTCAGCCGCCAGCCCCATGCCGATGGCGACGGCGGCTTGGCGGATCGGGCTCAGCCCCCACGGCTCACCCGGCATGGTGAAGCGCCGGATATGGCACATGTCCTCGACGTTGACCCGCTCGCCCATGATCCGGTAGATCGGCTCGAACCACAGCAGGATGTCCGGGCGGCGCTCCAGAAAGATCAGGTCGGGGTGCAGCGGCAGGATCGCGGTCGGCCGCATCTGGTTGTCCCGGCTCGTCACGTAGCCGTAGAAGTTGCCGCGCAGCGCCATCGCGGCGACCATCATCCACTTGTACTGGAACAGGTCGAACCCGGGGAACGGCTCGCGCAGGATGGCCGGCTGTGGTTTGACCTCGACCGGGATGCCGTTGGGACCGCGCTTGTACGCCTTCCACGGCAGCGTCGCGATGGTGTCGGCCAGTAGTCGCACACAGGCCAGCACCGTGAGGTTGGCCATCGCACGATGCACGCCCACGTAGTCGTCGATGACGCCGACTTGCGGGGGAGGGACGAACGACGAACTGGTCAGGTCACGGCGCTCGACCTGACCACCGCGCGTGAGTAGCCGCGCCAGTGCGCTCATGGGCTCCTCTGAATGCTGATAGCCGCTCCGAGCAGTATCAGGCACACACCTAGCACTATGAGACCTAGCCACGCGGCAATCAGCCAAGAACCTGCCGTAATTGCCGTTATTCCGGTCAATTCGAGGCTGGTCCCGCCAATTTCGCGCCAATTTCGTTCGGTTGTGGCAGCCGCTGGCGGACGTTCTGACGCAGGCCGGGGTGGTTGGGTGGCCGGTTTTTGCCGCTTTTTCGCGCGCTTTTCATCCGGTGGCGGGTCAGGCTGCATCTGCTCCGGCGGTGGGGCGTGCTCGTCGTACAGCCGCTCACTGCCCAGCCGCGCGCCGATCGGGATCAGGTTGTCCTCGTCAGCCATTGCCCCACTTCTCCTCTGCTTCTTTTTCCCACCGGGCTATCGTCTCCTCGTCCGGCGGCAGCCAGACGTTCGGGGTCGGCGTGTCCACCAGGTTCTCCAAGAGCCAGACCGCCGCGGCGCAGGCCACCAGCGGAGCGGCGTCCACCGGGGAGTTGCGCCGGTCGAAGACCCAGGC